CACTATTGAGTGTCACGACCTTGCCTGCAAGATCGGAGACATAGTTGTTGTGGGTGGGGTTAGGCGCTCGGCGCTCATTTCACTCAGTACGCCAGTAGATGACTACATGCGTGAGGCAAAGTCTGGTCGCTGGTTTGATACTCACCCGCACCGGCAGCTGGCAAACAATAGCGCCTGCTACAACCGCAAGCCTGAGTTCCCGCTGTTCCTGAAAGAGGTTCACTCGCTGTACAGCAGCTTCTCTGGCGAGCGCGGCTTCTTCTCGAGGGAGGCAGCAAAGAAGATTGTTGCGCGTAACGGACGACGTGACCCGAATTACGATTTCGGAACTAACCCGTGCAGCGAAATAATTTTGCGATCGGCTGGGGTTTGCAATCTGAGTGAGGTGATTGTCAGGGAAGGCGACACGCTTGCCGCGCTAAAGAAGAAGGTCGAGACGGCCACCATCTTTGGCACGCTGCAGTCGACGCTTACGGATTTCAGATACGTCCGCAGCATCTGGAAGAAGAACACCGAGGAGCGTCTCTTGGGAGTCAGCCTAACGGGGATCATGGATCACCTAGTGCTGTCGGGTCAGGAAGGTGACGAGAAGTTGGTCAAGTGGCTCAACGAGATGCGTGACCACGCAATCGAGGTTAATAAGGTGTGGGCCGATCGTTTAGGCATTGAGCAGTCCGCTGCCATTACCTGCGTGAAACCCTCCGGGACTGTCAGCCAATTATGTGACACAGCTTCGGGGACGCATCCGAGGTTCTCGCCCTATTACGTTAGGACGATACGGCAGGACGACAAAGATCCGATGACTGACTTCTTGCGGCCCTACTCTTACAACGAGCCGGCGGTCGGTAAGGAAGGCAGCACTACGGTCTTCCACTTCTTCCAGAAGTCACCTGACTCTGCCGTTTGCACCGAGGCAGTTGGAGCAATGGAGCAGCTGCGCCTTTGGAAGATATACCAAGACGAGTGGTGTGAGCATAAGCCGTCAGTGACAGTGTTTTATACGCCAGATGAGTTTATGCACGTTGCGGCATGGATGTGGGACAACTTCGATTCGCTCAGTGGAATCAGCCTACTCCCTTATGACGGCGGAACGTACAGCCAGGCGCCGTACCAGCAGATCACGAAGGAGCAGTACGAGGCCGGAGTGGTTGAACAAAGGGCGATGGTGTTTAACGGGCTAGAGATGGTCCCAGACGACAGCATCAAGCTTCCAGACATTACAAGGGAGCTGCCTATCGACTGGTCGAAGCTGCAGGACTTTGAAACGGGAGAGGACTCAACCACGGGCGCCAAGGAATTGGCTTGCGTGGCTGGTGCCTGCGAACTGTGAGCGCAAAGGACTGGTGGGGAACGGATGGTCGTTCCCCACGCCACTACGCAGAAGCGCTTGTGATCATGAAGGGGGACGGTGAGCGCCAGAAGCGCTTTATGGAGACCCATGTCCCCGAGCATATCAGGGACCACGTCAGGTCCCTCTATAAGAGCGCGGTTGCTTTAGGAGGTAAGGATTGATGACCAAGGAGACAGACCGGCAAAGGATTGCCCGACACGTTGAGGCCTTCCTCTCCGGCGGAGGAAAGATCGAGGTAGTTGAAGGCAAGCGTGTCTGCCCAAAGCACATGAAGTGGATCGAGAACCTTGGGATGGACTACTCAACATGGGACGAGATTGGAGGTAAGGAATGGTATAGCCGCGACGGCAGCTACCAGTTAGACCAAGAGGACTTTGAGGAGGATTAACTCATGGACGATACAGAGACAGAGGAGATTGTTTTGTTGGAAGAATATGGAGATTGCCTGCTGGGATGCGTCTACGACGAAGAGGGCGCGCCAGTGCCCGTGTACTCATCTGAGGGCGTGGTCAACAAGCTGATGGACGGCGGCATGTCGGAGCCAGAGGCAGTTGAGTACGTGAACTTTGAGACAGATGGAATGCGCCTGATGTGGGTACACCCCATAGAGCTCGAGGTTGAGTTTGAGCCAGACGATCCTAAGCCACACCTGCGGTTGGTCCACTAATGGCCTTTGAGAAGTCGGTGGTCGTCGACTCAAAATTAATGGCCCAGTCTGAGTGGCAGCAGATGCCTGAGTTTGTACAGGAGAAGCAGGAGCCGTTTGCTTGTATCAATTTCCGCTTTGAGAACGAGCATGACCTGCACGAGTTTGCCGAGATAGTGGGCCAGAAGCTTACCAGCAAGACAAAGTCTGCATGGTATCCCTTCCGGCCGCACCGTGACCCAGACCGGAGGATATATAAGTGAGCCCACGCTACCCGATATTCATTGTGTCAAAGGGTCGCTGGGAAAACATGCTTACGGCGCGGGCGCTAGACAGGATGGGCGTCCCGTATCGGTTGATAGTCGAGGCCAGTGAGAGGGACCTGTACGCAGCCAAGTATCAATGCCCGATACATGTGCTGCCGCAGTCCTATCTCGATGACTACGACACCTGCGACGACTTGGGTGACGACAAGTCAAAGGGACCAGGTGCTGCTAGGAATTACGCATGGGACTTAGCTACCGAGGAAGGGTTTAAGCGCCACTGGGTTATGGACGACAACCTCGACGCTTTCCACTACCTCAACAGGAACAAGAAGTGGGTCATCGAATCAGGCAAGACGCTCTGCGCTGCGGAGGACTTTACCGACAGGTATAGCAACGTGCCTATCTCGGGACTGAACTACTACTCGTTCTGCAAGCGCACAGATCCGGTTCCGCCCTTCGTGGCAAACACGAGAATCTATTCGTGCCTGCTGATCGAAAACGCTGCGCCGTATCGGTGGCGCGGTAGGTACAACGAGGATACGGACCTGTCGTTAAGAGTACTGAAGGACGGACTCTGCACCATTCAGTTCAATGCGTTTCTGTGCGGCAAGGTAACGACGCAGCGGATGAAGGGTGGCAACACTGAGGAGTTTTACAGGGATGAAGGCACGCTGCCTAAGTCACAGATGATAGCGGACCTACACCCAGACGTCGCCAAGGTCGTGTGGCGGTTTAATCGATGGCACCACCATGTTGATTACAAGCCGTTTAAGAAGAACGCGCTGCTGCGGACCGTGGATGTTCCCGAAGGCATTAACGACTACGGGATACGGGAGGTGCGGCATGGCGTTCGGGAAGATTAAGAGAACGTCCGCAGACGCGCATTTCTCTACGGTGATTCGCATGGCGTCGACGATTAACGGCGAGCTGCGGCCTTGGCATTGCCAGCTCTGTGAGACTGATTACTCAGAGCGCAATCGGCAGGGTCTGCAGTGCAGTCACTTTATTGGTAGAGGGATAACCATGCACGGCACTCAGGGATGGGCGGTGCGGTTCGATCCCCTCAATGCACTTTCGCTATGTGCAGCGTGCCACGGTTACGTGGAATCCCACCCTGTCGGACATGTGAATTTATGGAGAGATACATATGGATCAATCTACGGAGCGGATAAGTCTGATGCAGCGCTTACAGCGCTTCTTCGGCGATCCACCTGCAAGTCCAGAGCCCAATATGCTCGGAACAACCAGCTTGCAATATCGGCCCACTACCTCGAGGAGTCCAGACGACTCGAGCGTGAGATCGAAAACTTCTACAACGGAAAGGAATCCGATTATGAGATCAGGAGCTACGTCAGCAAAGCCAAGTCAATCGATGAGCCTAGCAGACGGTGACGATCTGCTGAAGCACTGCAACACGCTGAAGCAGGAAGAGGCTGTGACGCTTGTATATATAGAGGGCATGAGCAGGCGCGCAGCAGCGCGTCAGCTGGGCATCGACGAGAAGAGCATAAGGGAGCGTCTGCAGCAGGTAGAGAGACGCGCAGGTCGATCTAGGCGCAGCAGTCCAGCGTCAAACGGTGGCAGCAGGGTCGGCATCATCGGCGACACCCACCTGCCCTATGAGCTGGATGGCTATCTCGATTTCTGCTTGGAGACTTTCAATAGGCACGAGGTCGATACGGTGATTCATATCGGTGACTTTGTCGATAACCACAGCCTCTCGTTTCATGACTCTGAACCGATGCTGCACAACGTGATAGGCGAGCATGAGTCAGCCTTCGAGCGCGCTCAGGACTGGTATGAGGCGTTCCCAGACGCAACGCTGATCATGGGTAACCACGATCGCATTCCTGCGCGTCAGATGGCGAAGCTAGGTATGGCGCCCAGCATCTACATGAAGCCCATCGAGGAGCTGCTTGGGATGCCTTGGGACGTGGTTGACCACGTTGAGATCGACGGCGTGCTGTATCACCACGGTGAAACGGCGGGAGGCGTCAACGGGTTCCGCAAGGACTGCGAGCAGCGTATGCGCTGCACGGTCTCGGGACATAACCACAGTAACGCGGGCATCAGTGCCACCGCTACCGATGACCAGCTGGTATGGGGTCTCGCTGTCGGCTGCGGAGTAAACCAGAAGCACATGGCTTTTGCTTACGGCAAGAACTTTGCCAAGAAGCCAATCATATCGTGCGGCGTTGTAATTAACGGGGAGCCACACATCGAGTACATGGACTTAGGGAAGAAGGTTAGGAGGATCTGATGGCGGGAGTATCTGATTTAGAAAGGGAGTACATGCGCGCAGAGCTGTGGCAGCTGATACGCGACGTGTCAGAGGTGGAAGAGATTCCTATGAGCTCAATACGCGAGCTGGCAGATGCCCACGTAATAGACGTGACGGCATACAGCAAGGCTTGGGACGCGCTGTGCGAACAGGCGTGGTTGGTAGTAGAGGTGGCAGAGGAACGGATGGAGGCCTGTAATGAGTATTAACGATTCAAATTCAAGTAGCTGGGATGCCGTTACATCGAGGTTCTACGACAACCGGCCCTTCCCGAAGGATGTCGAGCCGGAGTGCATGTTACCGGCTAATCATCGAGAGATGATGAAGGACGAGGTTTATGACCCGATCAACCAGCCGCAGCACTATCGAGTCGGCGAGGTCGAGTCGATCGATTATATCTACCAGCAACTAGGCTCAGGAGCGAAAGATTACTTGCTGGGGAACGTGCACAAGTATCTGCACCGGCACAGGTTCAAGGGCCAGACGATTCAGGACTTGAAAAAGGCGCAGTGGTATCTGCAGAAGTTGGTAATGGAAGAAGAGCAAGGAGGCTAGATGGATAAAGTTAATCGCTACATAGCACTATCAAGAAAGGATGTAAGCAACGGCATCGAACGGAAAGGCAACCTCGACTATTTGTCATGGGCGTTTGCCTGGAACGCACTGGTCGAGGAGTACCCAAACAGCACGTACTACTTTGGTGAGCCGATTACGTTCCCTGATGAGAGCATCATGGTCAAGGCAGGAGTCACCGTGGGAGACATCACCCACGAGATGCAGCTGCCGGTCATGGATCATCGCAACAAGGCAATAAAAAATCCCAATGCTAGGGATGTGAGTGACGCACAGATGCGCTGCTTCGTTAAGGCGATAGCAATGCACGGTGTGGGTATTGGTCTTTACCTGGGCGACCTGAAGCACGTCGTCAACACAACCACATACGAGAAGGCGGAGCAGTTAATAACCGCACAGGATTCGATGGGCTTTCACGAGTTCGTCCACACCAAGCTCAGCGAGCAGGAGCAGGTTGACGTGTTCAACGATGCCCCTCCAGGGCGAAAGTCAGCGTTCAAGTCTGAATGGCGCGCGCTGTTAAAGGTGGCCAACAGCTTCCTCGAGGAAGTTGGAGCGTCAATTACCGATGCAACGTCGGCGGAAGATGACTCTCTCCTGCGAGAGGTTATCGACGAGTTGTCCTCTTACGAGAGGAAAGCAGTATGGGGCCGACTATCGGCGGAAGAGCAACATTTTGTTAAACAGGCAAGGAGTGCCGCATGAAGCAGTTCAAAAAAGTAGTAGCAACAGTAGGTAAGTACACCGATGCGAATGGTCAGGAAAAGAATCGGTACGTCACAGTTGGCAAGGCATTCATCCGAGACGACAAGAGCGTGTCGATCAAGGTTGACGCGATGCCGGTCGGCCCAGAGTTTAGTGGCTGGCTGAACCTGTACGACCTCGATGAGGACCGTCAGGGTCAGGCTCCAGCTCGGGCGCCAGCTCCTGCACCGGCAGCAGTCGACGACGACCTGCCCTTCTAAGTTAACACGGGCCCTTCGGGGCCCTTTCCAATCAGGGAGGATTTATGAAGCGCATCGGATTTGCGATCTACGATTTATACAACTTCTTTTTCAACATGAAGGCCAACCCGCTGCGGCATATCCCCAACGAGTTTACGCAATTCATCTTGATGTTTTATCTCAGCGTTATGTGGACCGCCGTTTTCACCATCTGGACCGGCAGCACCATCTACTTTGGGCTGGGTAGTGTCGGAGGTCACCTGCTTGTCCTGACCGCCTTCTTTGTGACCGCGTTGATATTTCGAGACGCAGAAAAGAACGGGCACCTCTGGGTGAAGCGCAGCGCGCCAACAGCCAGAGATAAGAACAGGTGCGTGTGGGACTTGGAGAGCGAAGGATGAGCGCAGGGCTGTTGGGAATCATAGCCGTGATGTCGCTGCCCATGATCGGGCTCGGCGTCACGCTTTACTACTCATACAAGTCAACCAAAAATATAGGGGAGGATTTATGACCAAGAGAGTATGGCGGCCACTTAATACTGTTGGCCTAGTTTTGATCGGCGCAGTTGTGGCCTTCGTTATCACCTACAACATACTGGAGCTATCACGTGTCTGTAGTGCCCTTTGAAGAGCTGCAGTTACTCAGCGGCAGTAAGCAGGTTAGTAAAGTTTGTCGATTCCTAGATGAAAACTCTATACCATACGTGGTGGGTTCTGACGGGAGACCGCGAACCACAAACGATATGTTAAACGAGGGAATTAGGAATGGAAAAGAAGATACAGCTACCGAAATACGTTTTTCAAGCTAGGAACGGGTACTGGTACAAGCCTTGGCTCGGGCGTGTGGATGGTAAGCAGAAGTGGGGCAAAGCTATACGCCTCGCCGATGACACCATCCCCATGTCAGAGCTGTGGGCTATCTACGAGCGAATAGGTAAGGCACCAAAGGATACGGTCAAGTGGATGCTGGACCTGTACCTAGACAGCCAGCAGTTCGCTAGGCTGAAGCCAAAGACCCAGAAGGACTACCTAGCTGCCGTGGAGAAGATCCTTAGCAAGCAGGTGGGAGCTGGCACATTAGGTAAGGCGCAGCTGCGTCAGGTGACGAAGAGAACTATTCGGGACTATTTGGACACGTACCCACACCCAGTGGCAGCAAATCGCCACGTAGCGGTGCTGAAGAGCGCGTGGTCATGGTGTGAAGAGCGCCATGAGATTCCAGAGAACCCATGCAAATCGGTGAAGCTGAATCGGGAGGAGCCGAGGCAGCGGTATGTCAGTGATGACGAGTATGAGACGGTGCTAAGGATGGCGCCGCCACCGATTGCTCAAATGATGGAGCTCGCTTACCTGCTGCGTGGAAGGCTCTCGGAGGTCAAGGCAATCAGGGTAGATGACATCTACGACGATTATCTTGAGTTTCGCCGCCTAAAAGGGTCCGAGGGGGAGCTGTGTGAGCTCTCAGAGCGTCTCAGAGCCGCTCTAAGCGTCGTTAGGGGCGGAGAGCACGTATGCCACCAGTACAGCGAAAGTGGCTTCAGGAGCGCTTGGAGGCGCCTACAGGGCAGCATGAAAAAGGCAGGAATTGAGCCCTTTCCGTTCCATGACCTGAAGGCTAGGGGCGTTTCGGACCACGTTGATAACTTTGCCGGACACCGCAGCCCTAACATGAAGAAGGTCTACGTCAGGAAGCTGCAGCGCGTGCCTGCAACCATGTAGGAGCAAAGTCGGCAAAACCGCATAGAAACTAGAAGAAAGTTTTAAAATGTTTAAGCAAGTTTAGAGCGAAAGCCAGCGTATATATAGCTTTCCCGTCAGCAACGATCCGACTGTTAATCAGCGGGTCGCTGGTTCGAGCCCAGCAGACGGAGCCATATTCTACGTAGCACAAGGATGTGTGTTGGCGAGTAGCTCACCCTTTCGTAGGAGCAGGTGTTGGAGCAGGCTAGAATCCTACGGTCTTAGATGGGTCTGGCGGCCCAAACAAAGACCCCTCCAACGCCTCGCGGACGGTTCCTGATACGTCCCACTCATCAAAGTAACCGGCCTTCAGCAGGCTGTCTAGGACATCCGGGTCCCGCTTACGCCAGAACTTTGCCCCGTCTGGGGTTAGGTGATTACTGGGGCTCACTCTCTTGCCTGTTATCTCCTCAAGGGCGTCATAGAACTCATTCATTAGCCCGTTACCGCGATGCTCTGGGTCAACAAACATGTCTCTAGCTGACAGACCACCATCGATATTGGAACCCATTTTCGCGTAGGCTACCTCATTACCTAAGCCGTTCACGCTTGGGCGTACTGAGAAAAACCCGTCGTTATTGCCAGCGACAACCTCCAGTCCTCGCTTGGCTAGGCTAGCAACCGAAGCCTCCGAGTCATCAGACTGAGCCGCAGCAATCAGCGCCGCCAATCCGGTTAGCGCTTTGACTCCGCTCACGGCGCGTCCCTCCTCATCATCTCAATCATCTCAAACAACGTAGGGCCACGGCTGCCCTCTGGCAGCATGTAGTCCGGCAGAT